CTACGTTTTTTACCTCCCTTCTTTTTCTTTTTCTTCTTTTTCATCCCAGTATGGTAAGGCATAGTAAGAATTAGGTAGTTCTTAGTATATTCTAAACGCAGTTTGACCTAATGTCTCTGGTTTTGCCAAATTAAACTGCTGTAAACAAAGATAACCAAAAGCATCAAAAGCATGATCCACACCTAAGTTTTTGTTAGGTAAGCCAGTATTTGGTGCATATGTAAGAGTTCTTAGTGCTTTTATCAATTCTTTACATCTAGGATGGATTAATGTCCTTCTTTCTCCATCAGCATCATACAAAGCAGTATTAACAGCAGTAATTTTATCTCTTATTCTCCAGGGAGATCTAGGACTCATCACAGTAAAACCATTTCTTCTCAAAATCGTATGATCTGTAACTCCCACTCCACTAGTTTTTCTTGCACTTCCCGTTGGGTCAGGACAAGCAATAACTCTTCGATCTACCCCATATCTTCTTACCACTTCATCTGCAAAATCCCAAGTGGTAGCACCACCTGTCAGCATTATCTCGTCAAAGACATATAGTGTATTATTATGCTTTACAGCACAGATTCCTGCCATAGGATCAACGTTAAAATCTAACCCAATTAACAAAGGAAGCATATGTAAATCCTGTACTTCTTTATCAATATTTTCATCACTAAAACTAATAGCAACCAAACCAGTTAAATTTTCAAAACTAGCTTCAAATTCTTGTCTAAATGTCCTTGCATCTAACTGACCTCTAGCTGCTTCAACTTCTTCTGGTTTTACATTACCTCCCTCAATAGTCGTAAAGCTCCATCTCTGCCAATCATCTAATTCCTGCTCACCACAAAAGCACCACATATCATAAAACCAACTGGCCGTGCCATCAGGAGTGCTAATAAACAAAGCCCAACCCTGTTTATCAGCCAATGCTGGTCTAATAACTTCAGCCCATACATCTCTTTCCATAAACGCAGCTTCATCTAATACAACCCCTGCTAAACTTCTTCCCCTCAATGCCATAGCATTTTCAGTGCCTTTTAATTCAATACTTGACCCATTTATCAAATCAATCCTCAAATCTGTCTCATTTTTAGCCTTAATCCAAGTCTTAGGAGTCAACCTCTTCAGTTCCTTCCACGCAATATCCTTTGCCATCCTATAAGTAGGAGCACAATAGAAATAAACTTCACCAGGTCGATTGATTGCTCCTCTGAGCAACTCGATACAGGATAAATATGATTTACCAAACCTTCTTCCAGCAACCAGCAACCGAAATCTTTTCTCACTATTGAACACCTCCCCCTGTGCATACCTTAAACTGACTTCATTAAGACTCATATAACCCTTTTTTTCATAATATTACTCATTTTCTTTCGCATTTCATACTTTTAAGGCTATCATCAGAATATTAACCCCCTCAAAGACTAAGTCCGTGGCTGAATCTTTCATTAACAATTTAAATTACGACCTTCCAGCACCTCAACGTAAACCTCGTGTTCAAAAATACACAGGAGGTACTAATTCAAGAGCAGTTATAGAAGCTAGATGCCAACGTTTATACTCAAAACAACTAGAAGGTAAAACTACTCGTCAACTAGTAATAGAACATTCTCATAGAGAAGGCATATCAGAAACAACAGGTTGGGCTGATTGGAATAAAGTTAAAGAATGGAATGATCAAGATTGGTTGAAAGAAAGAGAAAAAATGATTCCTCGTCTACAAGCAATGAGAATGCGACTCTTCAACAAAGCAGTATCAAAAGGTCAACTTCAAACAGCAGCACAAATATTAGACTCTCTAGGCAAAGTCGTAGGTGAATCTGTAGAAACAGTCAATATACAAGCTCCAGAACTTGCAATTCGTATAGAACCAAAGCAATAAACATTTGCAGAATATATTTAGGTTCCTCGGCATCGACATATAGTGTAACAGTTTTGTAACACTTCCCCCTATGTTAATTATTGTTACAATTATCTATAATTATCTATATAGTTATAGATTAGGAACTATAATAAGGGGGAGGGGGAAAATGTAAAAATTTTTCTCTGAACCTAGACAATCGAATATTAATTAAACTCATGGATACAGTAATTAACACACACACTGTCTGTAAATCTACTGAAGCTAACAAAGTAATTTTAAAGCATCTTAAAATAGGCTTTGAAGAAGTTGAAAGTAAAAGATTTAAAAATAAATACTTGAGACTTTTAAGAGACTCAAAAGTATTTTCTGATCAGTGGGACATGATAGAAGAATTAAATCGTTGGAGGGTTGAAAACTTCTTAGATATCATTCTAAAAGATTAACTCTCTAGTACTCTTTAAATCGATTCTAAGGGGTGTAATTATCTTTAATAGATAAATACACCTTTTACAATTAATAAGCCTTTACAGCTTTACTAAAACTAAACAACACTAAATTAATTAAAACCATGTTAAAAAATTTTATTATCTGGTCGGGATTCTATGCCTTGGCTGGAATTGTTTTTACTTCAGTTATTACTGAAAGTCTAAATAAAAGTACTTTCAATTCATGTATAGCTAATGTTGATAAATACAATAAAGCATGCGTACAAGTATTAAAAACTGGTAGCAGTTACCAACAAAAACAAGTACAAACGATACTTGCAATAAACGAATTAAAAGGTATATAATTAAATATACCTTTATATCTTTTTATTTAATTAAACTATGAACACTTCAAAACGTTATTTTACAAGTAAAGAATACAACACAATAGTGTTGAAACTTACTTCTAGTTCTTATGAATATTCTAAGAATAAAGAAGAATATGACTTATTAATGGATAAGGCATATCATATGTTAACTTCAGATAATGAAGAAGAAATTCTTAAAAAAGAAGAAATCATTCAAGAGCATAAATTAAGAAGTGAGTATGTTAATAGACCATTAACTAAGAAACCAACTATAAGTAACTCTTAACGGGTTACTTTTTTTATTCACTTTATTAATTTAAAAACTATGTTTACTGTATTTGTAAGAAATTGGTTTAAATATAATCCTAGTGTTATTAATGAGCTAGATAGTTCATTAAATGGGATTGAACCAGACTCAAGAGCTAGAAAGTATAAACTAGCTACTTTTAAAACTGAAAATGAAGCGAGAGAATATGCGAGAGAATACAATAAGACACATAAAGAGGGGAAATTAAGACGTAAAGCAGAATATACGCAATATTATTAAAAATATTTTCTTAAAGCTATCTTATTTTAGATAGTTTTAAAAAACTATTTTTTATAAATAGTTTTACTTTCAAACTTTAATTAATTAAAAAAATGAATGAAGCAATTATTAATGAGTCTAAACTCATTAAGGAACTTAAAACAGTTCCATTAAATCAAGAAACACCTTTTAAATTTTATATAGGGTGTATATGTCATATGCACTGGGGATGGAATACAACAAGAAATTCTTTTTATGTTGTTACCAGATTAAGTGATCACTATGTATGGTTTAAAGAGATACCAAGCCAAAGACTTAAAACTGAATATAGTAAAGCTTGGGGATTTCAAAAAGGTTATGAATGCCCATTAGTTAGGGTTATAGATAAAAAAGTTATACCTATAGAGACTCATGGCGGAGAATTTAGATTAAGGCGTAAAACTTGGGGTGATGATCACCAATTTAAAAACGATATAGGTAAAGAATATTGCTATATGAAACACCATGGATTAATAGATGGATGGGATGGAAAAATAAAAGAATATGATCATATGGACTAAATAAAATGATAGATAATAATAAAATCTATAAATATATAGATAAAGATTTAATTAATGGATATTGCTTTATTAGTGGTAAAAAATTAAATCAAATTTTAGAAGATAGTTATAAACAAGTAAAAAAACTTAAAAAATAATACTAGCTTAAAGGGATGTTTTAAACATCCTTTTATGAAAGTATTTTTTTACTTTCAATTAAAAACTTATTTTATTAATTAAAACAATGAATAAAAGACTTAAAAAACTTTTTAAAGATTATGATAATAATCTTTTAAATTATTTTGCTGGTTTATCTCCTAGAGAATTAAAAGATTTTAACAAGTTAGTAAAGGAGAATAATAAAAAATGATTTTAAAAATGTCAAAAGGTAATAAAAAATTACCAAAAACTACGGGCATAATATCATTACCAGCTGGTTTAACATGCCCAGGTGCTAATAGTTGTAAAGCTTTTGCAATTATGAATGATAAGACTAATAAAAGAGAGTTAAAAAGGGGTGATGAGAGTTTATTTACTTGTTTTGCCGCTAGTGAAGAGTTACGTTATCCTAACGTGTATAACTCTAGACGTTATAACTATAATTTAATTAATAGTTATGTAATTAAAAGGGATGTTGACGGGTTATCTAACCTTATAAACGATAGTTTATTGGCTAGTAAAAAAAATATAGATAAGTTTAGGATTCATGAATCAGGGGATTTTTATCACCCTTTATATTTAGAGGCTTGGTTAAATGTAGCTAAGTACAATAAAGATATAAAATTTTATTGTTATAGCAAAAGTTTAGAATATTTTTTAAAAGTTTTATTACCTAATAATTTTTATTTAACTGCTAGTTATGGCGGTCGATATGATTATTTAATAGATAATGGATATTTTACAAGATATAGTAAAGTTGTATTTAGTGAATATGAAGCTAAACGACTAGGGTTAAAAATAGATATAGATGACTCATTATGCTTTGGTGATGAACCTTTTGCACTTTTATTGCATGGGTTACAAGAGAAAAACACCCCAAGTGCTTTTGCATTAAGAGAGATAAAAAGAAATAAAAAACTAGTTACTGTTTAGATTTTAAAAGTAATAAGAATAAGAGTTTATAAAGCATATCGTTATTATCTGGGGTTATCTCATCAACTTGAGATAACTTTTGATTTTTAATGAAAGATTTAAATTCATTATTGGTTTTTATGTTGTGATCATGAATCAGGTTTTTAATAAAAGACATTAAAGGCGAATTAGGGTTGATTAGTATACTAAATAGTGTATACTAAAATATATAATTATACAATTAATTAATCATGAATGAATCAAATTTACGTTTATCGAACGTACAACAAAAAGCTATTAGGGCGTTAGCCAAGGCCGATGCTAGACCAGTTAAGCAAATGCTATCAATGGTTTTAAATGAAGGTTTTAACTGGGTATTTAATGACTTTCAAGAGAATATTCAACCTTATCAAGGGTGGCCAAGTGATTGGGAAAAAATTAAAAAAGAATTAGAGAATGAATATAAAAAAGCTATGGAGGTTAAATAAATGAAAGTATTAAAAAACTCACAGATTAGACTTGAGACTTTAAATCATGCTCTAATTACTGATCCTGATAGTGGTAAAGAATGGAGAATCTCACATTGGGCAGTAGATATTCAAAATATTCATGAAATTCTAGTTGTATGTCATGAAGCACATGGATTAGGTATGGATGAACTTATTGTTACTTGGGAATCTATTAAAGATTGGTCGATACAGCTACAAACTGAAGGTTATAGGATCTGCTAATGGTAAAAGAAAACCCTAATAAAGAATCCTGTAGAGAAAGAATGAAAGAACTTATTAGGATTAAAAAACTTAATAGGAATCAAGT